AGTATCTTCAACGATTAACAAATCTTGTACCATTTGAGTAGATACGAAGTTTTGCAACCAAGATAAACGCTGTAACATTTGCTTAGAGATCTTAGCGTAAGCAGCGATTGTCTTAGGAGTTACCTCAGTGATTGTGAAATCGTAATCTACTTGAGCCTTAGAAGCACCTTCAGTTTGGATTGCAGGAGCACCTTCGCCACCCGACTTCTTAGCAAACTTGAATACACCGTTTTGCTCAATTGTAGAAGAACGCATCAAATCACGCAAGTGAATTTGGCGGAATGGATCTGTCAAGATAGTGTTTGACAAACCAGCAATCTTAGAAGCCCAATCAGAACCAATGTTTGCAGGCAAAGTCATTGTACCTACTGCCTTCATGTTCAATCCGAAAGCTGCATCACGACGAGCACCTAAAGCCTTAAATTTATCAGCGTTAGCTTCGAAAGCCTTAGCCATGAAGTTCTCAGGTTGAGAAGCTACATTCTTTTGGTTAGAATCCAAGATAGCATCAGCCAATCCTTTCTCTACCAAACCTAATTTCTCCTCTAAAGAAGCAAATTTCTCACCTGCGTTCTTTACTTGGTTAGTCAAATCGTCAATGTTCAAACCTTCGATTTCACGACTAACACCTTTTTGAATCATTTCGTTAAGGTCGCCTTTTACTTCCTCAACTAACTTTTTAATGTCCTCCATTATTTAAATGAGTTTTTTAATTGTTTAATAAAATACTTCTTTTGCTCCTCAATAAACAATTGCTCATCAATTGCATCAACAACCTCATCAGTGCTTTCTTCAGCGACTAATTCGCCCTTATTGATTAATTGGGCAATTTGTGTTTTGATAAAATTATACTCAATTTCAATTAGTTGCATTGTTTCGTCAGAAACAGTACCACTCTTTAATTGCTTATAAAGTTTATCAAATCTATCTACAAGTTGCGAATTATCCAAATTTTTAAGTCCTAAGAATGGAGTTTCTGGATTTGCTCCCCAAAGTACACTACTAAATTCGAATAATTTTACCTCTTGAATCTCATAATAACCCTTATCGCCATTAGCAGATTTTTCGTTATCAGATTCTTTGATTTTATCCTCCGACCACTTTAGTGCCTCTAATCCACCCCATAAAAGGTATGAAATAGTTCCACAAGCAGTTTCATCATCTGGATTGTAATATGTCTTTGCTCTTGATAAGTAAGAGTACATTCTCTTTACCGTATCCATAGAGATATTCTCTTTGTTAGCAAGTTGTTGTGCTCTTTGCTTTCCTACATCGGTTGCACACTTGTTGCCATTCTCCTCATTTAAACGAATACCTCTTTTTGCATTATCGGAAACCGAATTAGGGTAATCGTTAAATGACTTGCTTACTCTATTCTCTTTGATTGTAGAGAATCCGATAGAATGCTCATTGATCAACCCTTCTTCGTATAACTTTAAAACATCGTTACCAATAGTAGTTGATACAATAGGAGCTTCAAAATAAAGACCATAAGAATCTTCTTTTAAAACAACTGGCTTACCTAACGGATTCTCCGTTTTATGGTTATGTAAGAACCAAATACTATTATTACCTTCAACACCTCTTTCTTTGAGAGTTTTCTTGAAAGCACCCTGCACAATCATATCGTTATGCAAGTCTATGTTACCAAACTTAGATGCGTAACCCGTAATGATGCGTTTCTTTACATCTACATCGGTTACACTACCATCGGACTTTATTTTATAATCTCTCATATCTAATTCAATATTCGCAAATATAACAAAAATAAATTACTACCAAACTATACAAACATTATCCCACATCGGCAATTAACCAATTCGGATACGGGAGCACTATTGTCGCCAGGGGCATTCATGGGGAATCCACCTACAATAAACTTTTCAGATAAGCCAATAGGAGGATAATTAGCCATAGCATTATGCGTTGCTCTTTCTTTTCCATCTAATGTAACTATCCATTTTTTCTTAATTTCTTTTTTCTCCAACTTAGCCCACTCTAAACTTGCAAGATTCATAATCTTTGTAGTTTCGGTTCTTGCAATTGTTTGTGCACGAATAATATTCTTTTGAGTTAAATATAATCCGAGTAAAGTAATTATCGCCGTTGTCGGAATACCTTGACTAACCTTATCCTCCACAAATCGCTTTATATCGTTTTTTATTGTACGAATTATACCAAGTATCACAATGAACTCAACGAGGTTATTAAATAGTAAAAGAACGGCTAAATTCCATGCGTTATTAAACTCATCATCTTCGGCTTTTTTGTTTGTTCCATTAAGGAACTCATTTTGCTTTCTTCCGAACTTATAATAAGCATCTTTAAGTATCTCCATCATCCACTTATCACTAAAGTGAGAAGTAATATGGAATGTACTCGGATTCCTTCCTTGTAGGCTTTGAATATAAGCCTTTGTTTCAATATTTAATTTAGTTTGCAAGAAAGCATAAAAACCTCTTTCGTTTATATCATGCCTTCGTGTCCATGCTCGGATGTATTGTTCTTCGGTCATCGTTTGTTTCTAAATATGCGTTCAACCTTTTTGCGTTCAATTCTTTTATGCTCAGGTTCATAAGTAATCATGAACCCAAGCAAGAAAGAACCTACTACACTAACTATTAAAATAATTGAAGTTATGTAATCCATATTAATCTTCATCTATAATTGGCGAACCAATTGTGTTAGGGTCAATATTCAAGCTACCAATCGGCACTTGATTTGATTTAATATACACATTTTGCATAATTGGGTCATTAGTTGGCTCAAAGTCCATAAACACCCTTTTCTCATCTTGTGTAAGCACACCATCAAGTTTTTCCAAGATTGTCGCTGCATCCAAGAAGTTTTGCTTCATTTCAGGGTAAGCATCAACATCAAAACGAAGAATATATTGAGATGGGTTAATGTTCATTGTTGGAGCAAGCCAAGCAAGCATTTTTTCTAACACCTTTGATTGCAATGGAATAACGCAGTTGATAATCATTCTACGGATAAAGTGAGCCAAGTTGCTTTCCGTTAAGTTATCCGAGTTTAAAAGCACATAAGGATAGTGCCATAAACGGCAAAGTTGCTCGGTAGATAACTTACTCATTTGACGAAGGTCTAAGTCAATGTTGCTTGTTGATAGCTTCAAGTAACCCATCTTCGTATTTGAGAAAGCAATACGACCTTGGTTAGCCGAATTATAAACTTTGTCATAAACTCGGTCTTGCAAGTCTTGGTAACCACTTCCACTAATATCTTGAACATTCGGGTCATCGGTATAAAGCATACCAACGGCACCACGAGTTTCATAATTCTCAATTGCTACTTCCTCTCCACTATTTGCTTTTTGCAATACACGAGAACCTGCTTGCAAAGGAGAGAATCCACGAGGAATACTCAAGAAGTTAGTTTCGTTAGGATTGAATGAACGGAACGATAAGAAATACTTAGGTTCAATGTTTTTTACATTTAACGAGAAAATATTATACCCAACAATCTTACGGAATCCATCGGTAACGATTTGGTAGTCGTTAGCAGCGATAACATGAAGTCTTGCAATTCTACCCTTTTTAATTGGGTCCTCCTCGGCATACACACCTACATCACCTAAAAGCAAGTACCATGAGAAAATAGCCTCAAAGAACTCCTTTGTTGTTTGGTAATTGTTAGGTTGTCTTAATAATGCCAAAATTGGATGTTCTTCCAATTCTTTTAAGTTATTTCTCTTAATGCCATTAGCTTCCAAGATACTTCTATCATTTGGTCGCATCATTAAGGATTTATATCTCTCGGCTTTCTTTACATCAACCTTATTAGCTTGATATAATTCTAACGGAACTTCAACGGCACGAGATGCAATATCACTAATGATTGCATACACATCCACATTCTTTTCGTATCCATTTTGAATCGCATCACGATAGTCAGCGTTGTACAAAGAATAGGTTTGCCCACCCATGAAGATTTGTTGTTGCTTCATTTGTTGAGCATTAATGTTAATGGCTTTTTTGCCAGTAAAAAAATCAAGTAATCCCATTGTTTAAAAAATTAAAAGTTTCTTTTTAGAATACTTCGTATAAATCGCATATCGAATAGCATCAAGTGCGTGGTTAAAGTCATCTATCGGTTTATTAATTGGTTTACCACCAACTGTTAGCCATTGATAATTATCTACTTCTTTCTTGATATTCTTTGACCTACGAGTGTAATACACCTCATACTCTCGCAATTTACTAATACCAGCATTAACGGAATCGTTCCCTTTAACTGCTTTAAGAACTTTGACCCCAGCTCTCCTCAATTCCTCAATTGATTTTGGATCGGCACTATCGGCATAAATCTCCCCATACTTATCGGGGTACATCTCAATCCTTTTGACCAAATCGGAATTAGTTAATCCTTTATCGTAAATTACTTCGTCAAGGTACAACTTATTACCAATTTTAGCAATTCTTATCAAAGCAGTCGGGTCATTAGAGAATCCAAAGTCAAGTCCACTAAAGATAACCTCGGCGTCCTTCGGAAAGAACTCACATACTTGCCAATCGTGATAAATCAAAGATTCACTACTTGGTTTAGGGTTTTGCTGATAAAGTGATTCAAAAGTAAAAGGTTCATTCTTTTTAACCCTTAATAGCTTCTCGGCACTATGTTTTGCCTCCCATAAAGCCTCACCTTCTTTTCTTGGGTCGTAATCATTCTCGGCTCTTTCTCTAAGAGCTGGAAACTCAATAATTGTCCAATCATCATCCCTTTCAAGCAAACGACCTGCCAAGTCATCATCATACCACCGAGTTTGAATAATAATTTGTGCAGAATCGTTATGCAAGCGAGTTTCGAACACATCGGTGTACCAATTCCACAATTGCTCCTTGATAATGTTAGATTGAGCCTCTTGTCGGTCTTTTAAGGGGTCGTCAATGATTCCAAGATCAACGGCAGTTCCAGTTAGTGAACCACCACGACCAACGGCTTTTAAATAGCCTCCACTACCAACAACTTGGAAGAACTCGGCAGTTCGAATAGCTTCTCCCTTCTTTTCACTAATGCGTGTATCGGGGAAAAGTATCTTATACTCATCACTTGTAATCCTTCGTTGTATCTCGGCACTAAATTGTTCGGCAAGGGTTGCGTTATAAGATGCAAGAGCAATCTTTAAGTTAGGCTTCTTACCAAGTGCATAAGTCGGGAAACTACGAGTAGATAATTCGGACTTTCCATGTTGAGGAGGCACAAATATCATTAACTTCTTTATCTCACCATTAAGCACCTTATCCAAATGGTCGCATATAACCTTATGAAACCATTGCATATCATAGTCAGGCTTGATGTACTTAACAAAGTTATCAAACGACCTCCTCGAAATCTCTCTCCTCAATATCTCTATTTCGTAATTCTGAAAGTCTTTGTCTAATTTCTTCATCGCTTAATTGTCTTGGGTCTATAATATCTTCTCTAACTACCTTTTCCATTTGAATAGCTTGTAATGCCTTTCCATGCTGAAACTCCAACATAAATTGGGTATTCTTCATTTCGCCATTCTTAATATCACCTAAGATGGCATTAGCTACTACGGCAATGAAACCAGGGGTCTGAGAATCGGTTGCTACTCTTTTAATTTCACTAACGGTCATTGATTGCACCAAAGCAGTAACACTCATTACATCATGTCTACTAAGTTTGACATCAAGAATATCACCAGCTTCCTCAATGACTTTTCTAATCATACTCTTTGGTCTACCATTAGGATTACGAACCTCACCCTTTTGAATAGGCTTTAAGTTCTTAATGCTATTTGGATGAGCCACTCTCTTTTTTTCTTCACTCATAAGTGTAGTTGTTTAATCGTTTCAAAATGGGTTTATATTTTTTTTATGTGGAATTGATTTTTACTTTCTTTTTCAAAATTGGCTAACCGAAAACATATTACACTAATAGTATACTAAAGAGTATAGTAATATAATATATATCTTTTCTTATTTAGAACGAATCTTAATAACACTTAACTCCTTAATAACCAAGACTTTATCCATGAGTTTAACCCGATTTTTGCCTTATTTAGACTAAATCTTAATAATGTTTACACCACAAACATAATACTTCTTATTTATAATCAATCTAAACTCTTTGTTTTTCTCCATTTTTTATCACGAGTGTTTACAGCTATTACCCAAAAAGTTTTAGGTTTTTTTTGTTGGGTACCCCGACTAATTTCAGGCACCCCCTTTTGCTCCCCATGTTTTTGGATCACACCCTCTTTTGCCCAAATACACCCCATAAACACACAATAACACACCTTGTAACGGTGGAACAATGTAGGTAACAATAGGGCACACAAAAGAAGTAGAAGGTAGTAAGGGAGTAGCCCACCACAATAAACCACCTTTAAACCCAATTTAACCCACAATATAAAGCCTATCTATTAAACACCTTTAAAGATCAATTAACACACTAACATATCAAGCACTATAACCTAACATATATAACACCATATAAAGCCCCATATATTACACCTAATCAATTAAATGTAGTATCAAGGTATAAACACCTTAACAAAGGTTAAATAAAGCCTTAGAATAGATCTATTAAGTATTCTATTGTTTCGGTTAAATAAGATACAAGCATTAACTAAAAGCGATCTAAATAAGTAGCAAAGAGAAAAGAAAGAAAGTAAGCAAAGAAAGAAAAGAGAA